TAACGCCATTAAGTTGACAATTGAATTCAAAGGTGCAGTGACCGGGCATCCAGAAGGTATACCGTTGCGAACATAATACATAAGTGAACCTCGTTCAAAATTCATAATATGTAAATGGTGCACACACTCATAATATAATCGACGAAGATACATAAGAAATTCTGATTTTCCTAATATATTATCACCAACGATATTACGCTTATGTGCTTCAACGTATTCCCAATGAATATCGTACCAATCTGCCATGATTTCAGTTGCCGCATAGACTAGTTGAGCAGGTAGTGAACCGTCAAAATTAGAATAATCTCCAGCTATAACATGTTGTCCCTTTGATGACAATTTTTGTGCTATCGCGCTCCATTCACATGAAAACGGATTTACACCTACACAAATCGTATTTCTAATACGCATTCGTGATAAGTGAGCAACAAAAGGGGCACATACTTTCCGCAGAGCTATTGCATAATGCATAGGCGCTGCCGAAAATAAACGTGTTTTACCAGCGTTTGCTTTAGCCACAGGTATCTTCTGGTCTTTCAAAGTATCAGTCCAAACAACTTCAGGTCTAACTCCATTAAGTACAGATAATTCCAAATCTTCAACTTCTTGTCGTAATGCCATCGCGTGTGGTCCAGTAAGGTCGTATTCCATACTATCTCCAAACCACAACGTTTTTCCTTTTTTCCCATTTCTTCTTGTAGAGAAAGGGAATCCAGGTGCTGTATTACGATCTAACGAGTTGATGAATGGGTCACCATCTATACCTAATATTGCTTGATCAAAAGTTAAAGGATACTTATAATATTCAGGTTCGTATTCGTGTGATTGATAATAAATAGGTTTTAAACCATCTCTAATATCATCCACTATTTTTTGGTTGATAACTGGACGCGGCTTTCCATATTTTTTCCGTTGCAATACACGCGGATCCACTGTGACACCTCTAAATTTAAAGGGTCCAAGCGGTCCTGGTTTGTTTGGGGATTCTATAAGTTCACCATGAATCGGAGACCGTTTAATAGCGGTCTGCATAGTTGTGCCTATAGAAACTCCTGGCAAATATTTGTGTAATACAAATGCACCACTTTCCTCTAAAACATCCATTTCGACGGTTAATTCAGAAGATGGGTATGCGTATTGAGCTATGCTCGGCATTTTCTTCAATGATTCTTCTATCATTTGCTTGGTTATCGCGGAAGAATTGCCTTTACATAACCCTTCTACGCCGGATACATGTATTCCGACTATCTTTCCCTGTATACACGTGTTGGCAACACAAAGAGCTGCACCACAATCACCAGCGCGGGTCGGCGCAGTATATGTGTAGAAATCTCTATTGCGTACCACTTCCATACATCCGGGGACAGACATAACATCCACTTCATCACGTTCTGACACACCTATAGCACTAATACAAACTCTAGACTTCTCTGTTTCAGAGTTAGCAAAATAGTACTTAGCAAGTATGCC